CTCATACCTTCTTCAAGCCATCGCAATTCATCTAAAGTTAAATCATTCATTATTACCTCCATTCATCAACAATCAATCTACCTTCTGTCAGCTCATGTAATTTAAACTGAATCTTAAGAGGTATTTTATTCTCGTTTTTCCATCTCGTGTAATTCTGCGGCGCCATCCCTAGTTCCTGACAAAGTTTTCTACCACTACCAAAATATAAAACTGCTTCATCTAAACTCATAACCAATCCTTAACATAAAAAATGAATGATAATAGAAATATGCATTGACGTCAATCATTATTTATGGCTTAATGTGTCTGGGAACTAATTAAGAGGATTGGAAATGAAACAAATTTTTGAAGATGGATTGCATAATATATCTAATGATGAATATCACGCGTCAGAAGGTATTTCACGAAGCATGTTGATGAGCTTTAATAGGTCTGCTCGTCACTATTGGTATGACCATGTTTCAGGATTGAAACAGAAAGAATCAGCGACGCCAGCAATGAATATTGGAAGTGCTGTGCATACTTTAGTTCTTGAGCCGCATTTATTTGATACTGAGTTCTTTATAACAACCCAGCAGACGAAGCCCAGGCGGGACACTAACCCTTATTTTAAAATGATGGATGAGGCTGCTGGGCGCATAATTCTTACTCCAGATGAATTTGAGCTGTCTCAATCGATGTCTGTATCGGTGCGTGGGGTTGATGAGGCAAATATGTTGCTGAGCGATTGCAATATTGAGGACTCCATCTATTTCACACATGAATCAACGGGGATTCAATGCAAAGTAAGACCTGATGCCTGGAGTGGCTCTTTAGTTTGCGACTTAAAAACAACGGTTGATGCAAGCCTAAGAGCATTTCAAGGATCAGCTGTTCATTATGGTTATTTCTTACAGGCAGGCATGAATTATTGTGCACTAAAATCATTAGGTATAAAGATGGAAAAATTCGCGTTCATCGTAGTTGAAAAAGCAGCACCATATGCAACAGCTATTTACATACTAACTGATGAAGCCCTAGATTATGGCATTAATCAATTTAATGCTTTAATGATCCAGGTTGCAGAATGCCACCAAAGCAATCAATGGCCTTCTTACGGAATAAGAGACTGTGATTTGCCCAAGTATTTAAAATTTGATTCAATGAAGGAGTTTGACCAATGAGTAACGAATTAGCCTTATCTGAGAAAAAAGATTTAAGTATTTTTTCACCTGAAAATTTCGACCATTGGCATTCAATAGCATCGAAGATGGCCAATAGTGAATTAGTTCCTAAAAACTACAGAACAAAACCAATGGATATGCTGATTTGCATGGAAATGGGGCGCAGTGTAGGATTATCTATGATGCAGAGTTTGCAAAACATCGCTGTAATCAACGGGAAACCTGCAATGTACGGTGATTCGCTTTTGGCTGTGGTTCAAGGTCACTCATCCTATGAATGGATAAGAGAAGAGCCACTATTTGCAGATAACGCCGCTTCTATAGTCGGATACAAGTGCACTGTAAAGCGAAGAAATCATGAAGAGCATACTTATTGCTTTACAATGGAAGATGCAAAAAAAGCATCGTTATGGGGCAAACCAGGGCCATGGTCACAGTATCCATCAAGAATGTTACAGATGCGTGCTAGAGGGTTTGCTTTAAGGAACACTTTTGCTGATGCCTTGCAAGGAATACAGATTGTAGAGGAGGTTCAAGACTCTTTTACAATCGATGCAAAACCCATGCCAAGAACCTCACAAGATGACAAAATGAACGCTTTATTATCTAAAAAAAGGACTATAACCCATGAAATGGAATCCAATAATGCAGCTGATGGTGATTATTCTGACACCAATACTATTAATACAGCTTCTCCAGTATCAAATCACAATAGCGTTTCTGAAAAACACACAGACGATGCAGAATGTCTTGACCCATTGGCTGGACATAGAGAACAAGAAAACCCGGGTAAAGGGAATGCAGACGCACCTTTGCTTGCTACTGAAGAACAGTTGGAAACTATAGACTTTCTTTTGCATGAAAAGAAGTTCGACCCAGCTAGGATTTCAAAGGCGTTTAAACATTATGGTGTCAAATCATTTTCTGAATTCAATCAAGAACAAGCTAATGAAATGATTAAGATACTTGAGCAAAGTGAGTGAATTATAACTTATTCACCAAATAATTTTTAATAAAATAGATAATTTCCTCTGCGCCATATGCAAATGTGGCGTAGTAACCTACTTCATTCATGCGAACTATGAATGATTTTTGGGGCGCTGACTCAATTCCAATTTTGGTTTTTGCTTCTATGAATAATCCATAATACTTAGAGGTAGGCCAGGCAATCATTAAATCAGATGCGCCTTTTAGCCTGCCTTGAGCATTAAGCTTTTTACCTACAAATTGCGAACATTGCTCTTCGTTTTTGATACGAATCGTATAATCAGTAAGCCATGGCTCGTTTACTCTAACCCAATCCATTGCGCATTCAATTTCTTGATTCTCTGTTGGGCCTAAAGATTTCCATCTTAAAGTCATTCATAACTTCCTGTAGCAAGACGTTTAGCCATGTTTTGTGCGCGTGTTGGGCCAATTTGTTTAGCATCTAACGAACAAAGAAAGTCTTGGGACGCTCCTGCATAATCCTTGGCTGTGAGTTTGGCAATCATATGCTTGAACTCAAGAAGCCCATCAAGCCCCATGTTAAAACACATTTCAACAAGGACGTCTTGCCTTACAGGGTCTAGTAGTTTATACCAGTCAAACGGAAGTAATTCACGCTCTGCTTGCGCTAAATCATTACGTAACAAATAAAGCATTTCGTCTGGCGATAATCCTGCATTCTTTCTGCTGTCGATTAAGCGGCCATGGCCTATAGTGAGATAGCCAAGACTATCACGATAAGCTGATTTTTCTGTTCCTTCATGGCCAATGATAATCTGTTCAAATGGTGTGGGTTGAGTCAATTTATAATTCCTTTTAATGCTTTATTGGGCAATAATTCAATTCAGTTATAGTAAATTTATCCCATAATTGCAAGAAATCTTGTTGAATCATATAGGTGGGCGTTATAAAAAGGAGTTGGTCTGTTTTTTTATCGAACACAGCGTAAATGTTAATCATAACAATACTGCTGATTAAGGAGTGCGACATTAGAAGGTATAGAAAAATCCGCTTTAATCTGTTCATAGAGCCATCCTGGGCTATGTAGCCCAAGCTGCAAGGAAACTCTAGTTTGGGAACTAAAAAATGGGCTACAAATTAATTATAGCCCAAATTTTATGGATATTATACTGGCAATGACGCAGGTGAAATCAAGCTTATATCGCTTCCAGATATACTGATTGCAAGCCAAACAGGAGTTGCTAAGTCAGATGTAGTCACTAGAGCCATTAAAGAATTACTAAATATAATGCTATAGGTTACATCACTACCATTTAAATAACCCAAACCCATTACTGTTGAAATATCATCACTGGTTTGAATCAACAATGTACTTGGAACTAATCCAACCCCATATTCGACAGATCCTGCCACATTTAATAAAGACATTTTTTTCCTTAACTATAAGCAAATACAATAATTGCGCCCTGATTTCCTGAGCCACCCGTTTCACTGGATGTAGAAGAGAATGCGCCACTTCCTCCACTTCCAAATCCTACTCCTTGAATTCCATTTCCAGCTGCAATCAGTGAATTTCCTCCAGCTCCTACATAGCTTGTTCCACCTGCCCCGGAAAATCCCTTTCCTAATGCTACCATGCCACTCCCACCATTACTTGCAATAATGTTAATAATACCAGACCCTGACGTTGTTCCAGCTGCGCCACCTAAAACAGCAAGTGAAGCAGTGTTAAGTGCAGAAGTTGCACCCCCTCCACCAGTTCCCCCAGTAGCAGTATAAACAGTAGAAAGATAGGTCAATGTCGTATTATTACCATTTGTTCCTGCGTTATTTCCCGCTGTTCCACCGCCTCCAGCACTCCCGCATGCATAAGTAAAGGTTAAAGTTGTTCCCGTAAAAGGTATTGCAAAACCAAAACAACCTCCTGAACCCCCTCCCCCTGCTGCTGCTGTAGATGAGGCTGCTCCTAATGAACCACCTCCTCCTCCACCTGCACCTGTAACAATGCAAAATAAGCTATTGGTTCCAGTTGGGGCAGTATAGGTTCCCGAACCTGTAAGTGTGGTAACTAATTGAAGACTACCACCGACACCAATTGGCCCTGAAACATTGGGAAATGTGAATGCTTGCGATGAACTTCCAGAAGGAAATGAAAATGTGGCTACGTTAGGCCCAGTACCGCTATTCACCTGGATAGGAGAATTGCTTGTAGAAATAAATGTAAATACTCCAGCTAATTGAGTTTTAAAGAAAAATCCCACATTGGTATCACTTCCAACTGCTTGCATTCCTGGTTGATTTCCTGTGGAATTATTTGCTACTTTTACATTATTAACAGCTGAAGGAACGACGCCTAAAGAGAAAATTTCATTGCCATTGCTATCTATGAGTCCATTATTTCCAGAAAATTGAACTGATGCAAATTCAACTGGGGAAGTAGTTGCGATGGATTGCGGCAATGTAAATGTTAAAGCACCTGTTTGCGCACTACCTGATGTACCATTAACTAAAACTTGGTTTACTGTGCCCTGTCCACTTGCTACTCCAGCTGCATTTAAAGCATAATCGGAAGACCACGAAGCCGCTGTTGTTCCAGTATTTAAAATACAAGTAAGAACTGCTTGTGATGACGCAACCATTGAAACAATTAAATTGCCCCCCGAAGAATTCACAGTAACAGTTTGAGTGCTTAAATTTACAATAGTAAATGATTGTGTTGTTCCACCAGCAATTGATGCTAATGTGCTTGTAACGGGCATAGTTACAGTTTGCGCTGTTGTTCCAGTAATATATTGAAGTCGAGCGCTTGCCACTGTTAAAATTATTGGTGTTGCACTGGATACTGTGGTTGTATAACCTTCAATATGATTATTAGCGCTTAGATTCTTATTAGTATCCCACCCAGCGAATTCCGTAGCTGCCGGAACAATAGTAACAGAAGTTACATCAGTTCCCCCATCCAAGAATGGTAACGGCGTAGTGCTATTGGCATTTATTGAATTATTAGTAGCCATAAAAATCCATCCTTAGACTATTGTAAAATTACCGACCGATGAAACGACTACCCATATGGTATTTGCTGTTAAGCACCGCAACCTAATGCAATCATATTCAAGAATGCTTGATACTGAACCGCCGGCGCCAAGTGTTGATGCAATATTACCAAAATGGATTTGCTGTCCTGTTGCCTGTGCAATTGTATACAGCCCTACACCTTTGCCATTTATTTCTACAAAATCACCAATTGCTGATGTGGTTGGAAGCGTAAAAGTAACTAACGAGGCCCCATCATCTGACGTATATCCTGTATTAGTAGCCATTGTTATTGGCGTTGTAGTTTGGTCAACCCATGCTGAACCGCCTGAAGCAGTTGATATAGTAATTGTTCCAGCACCATTCGTGATTGTTATACCGCCGCCTGCAGTTAAAGTTGCGGCTACTGGATCAAGCCCAGTTGAACCAATAAAAGTTTGACCGTTAAGGGTCAATTCTGGAGTATTAGTCGAATTATTTGTTGTCATTTTATACATCCTGTATAATTTTAATACTTAAGTCCATTTCCTTTTGCCCGTTTCTTGGTCAATAGTCCATGAGCGCCCTTTGAATCTTAACTTGTTTTCTTCTATATTTTTAGGTGTTTTCGCTTCTTTTAACTTTAACTTATGCGACTCACTTAAAGGCTTATTAATTTTAGCTTGTCTTAATTTTTCTTTATGCTCATCGGTAAATTTACTTCCTTTTGGCATTCCTGTACTTATTCCAGACAACCCTTTATTCCAAGGCGTAAATCCTTTTTTAAATCCCTTATCTTGCAATGAATAATGATGCTTCATATGACAACTTCTGCAAAGAGTCAGCCCATTACTTAATTCAAACCTAAGTGATTCACTATCATCCCATTCAATAATATGATGAGCTACCAATTTTTTATCAATTCCGCAGTGCTGACATTTATAATCATCACGCTTTATTACTGCTTTTATCCATTCTTTAGACTGCCTGCAATTTCTGTTGGTTCTATCTACCATTTTGCGAGCCTTTTTGCATTATTGGTAGTCAAGATAATATCAATTATTTATTGTCATATCAAACTATTGTTATATTTCCAATCGAGCCAATCACGTTCCATGTGGTATTTGCTACAGTACATAATAATTTTACATAATCGTTTTGATTCGTTGATGCTAGGCTTCCTGTTGTTACTGTTGTTGATAGCGCACCAAAATTAATTGATTGGCCGGTATTTTGAGTTATTGCCCAGCCACCAGCAGAAAACCCAGCCACTTCTATTTCTGTGCCAAATGCGGCAACAGTTGGAAGCTGAAAAGTTACCAATGATGCGCCGTTATTTGCCATGTATTGATAATTAGCTACAAGCGGATAAGATGAGGCCGCAATAGGAATCCAATCGCTTTGAGTATTAAAAGCCGGCGTCCAAATAGCAGTAAGATCTGAGCCGCTTGCTGTAACAATCCACAACTGATTATGCACTGTGTCCCAAAGGAATTGATAAGTAGTTCCCGCTACAAATCCATTAGGATTTCCAGGATAATAAAGAATGATGTTGCTTTGAAACAAATTAAAAATCTGTTGCAAAGTCTCTTGCACCGATAATCCTAGGCTTGTAGGGCTTGAATAGCCTTGTACGGCGCAAATAATATCAGTTAGTTGGGCACTTGCTACCTGGGGCAAATCCGTAAAGCGTTCATTGGGCATAATCAGTCCTTGATTATTTAAATCATAAATTAATGTGGATATCCAATTGCATAAAGAGAAATAGAGACTTCAGCAGTTGTTGAATCTGTTATTAAGCTTA